AAGTATTAAGAAATATAAATAATATCTACGCACTAGAGAAAAGTTTATACAGCAGCGAGTTGGGTGTTGCTGGAACAGTTGATTGTATTGCAGAATATAACGGTGAGTTATCAATCATTGATTTTAAGACTGCTGCGAAACCCAAACCGAGAGAGTGGATAGAAAATTATTTTGTACAGGCAGCAGCATATGCCTGTATGTTTTACGAACTAACGGATATACCTGTAAAAAAACTTGTTATTCTCATGACATGTGAGAATGGGGAGGTGACTGTTTACGAAGAGTATGATAAACTAAAGTATATGAGACTACTGGTCAAGTACATCGAAAAATTTGTAGAGGACAAACTTAATGCCAACTAAATCTAAAGCAAAAACCAAAATGGAGATGAGAGCAGCTCTAAAGAACAAGTTCTTATGCCAAGATAAATTCACAAACGATATTGAAAATCTCGTACAGAATAATCTAGATATGAATTACATAGAGGCAATCTGTCACTATTGTGAAGAGAATAGTATAGAGATAGAATCTGTTTCTAAACTTATCACAAAACCAATGAAAGAAAAGTTGAAAGGAAATGCAATGAATCTAAATTACTTGAAGAGAACTTCAAAAGCAAAATTTTTGATCTGATGTTATGGCATGGTCAAGAGATTGACACTGATATAAAACAAAAAGAAAGAATGATGGGTGCCATGCGTGTCAAGCATGGTTTAGATGACTTGATGTATAAAGTAAATTACATCAGGAAACAAAAAGGATTTTGGATTAGTAACTTCAAAAAAGTTACGGACGAAGAGATAAAGATACTAGAAAAAGAAAGACCCACAACAAGAGTGCTTGCTGTTCATACTATGAATGGATGTAATCTTAGTTGTAAGGGATGTAATCATAACAGTAGTCTTCTTGGTGTAAAAAGTGGACTAGACATAGATCAACTACTCATAGATCTTGAAGAGATTCTACCTAAGATATATGTTTGGAGTCATGTAAGTATTATTGGTGGTGAACCTTTACTTGAACCTAGAACAGAGGAAGTTACAAGGAGGACTAGAGAATTAGTTGTGAGCACAGGACAACCGTGTGATGTAAAATTATTCAGTAATGGTTCAAGGTTGATGCAGTGTAAAGAGTGGATAGTTGACGAGATGTTGAAAGGAGTTGACTTTAGACTCACATTTCATCGATCATGGTATAGTAAGATAGGTAGAAGAGACTGGGAGAATGCATATGATTTTATTTTGTATTGTAAGGACAGAGGTGTAGACACAGACTCTAAATTAGAGTTTTCAGAGGCAGCAAGATATCCTAATGGTGACAAGCGAGAGTGGTTCGATATCCTAAGGTATGAAATAACAAATGATAGTGTAAAATACTATCCATGGGATCAAGGAGATCCTGATCAAAGTTTCAAACACTGTACATGTCCCAATGCTAATTTCTATAAGGGTAAGATGTGGAAGTGTAGCATGATTGCATATCTAAGAGAATCATTGGAGGCATCTAATCAACTTGATGACCCTGCATGGGCAAAATATTTGGAGTATGAACCACCAGAAGATTTGAGTCAAGCAATGGATGAAGTTACAAAACCACATTGGATATGTGAAATGTGCCCTAAAAATCCTAATTGGTACACAGCTAATGTGCAGCTCGATCCGAAGTTGAAGAGGAATGTATGAACGAACAAGAATATCTTGAAGCATCTTCCCGACTACACCGTAGAAGAAGAGATATAAAACATAGGTGGTCTCCATTTAGAGAATTTGTAGAATATTATCACGAAAACTTTCAACCACAACCTAAAGATGTATATCAACAATCATTAGAGAAACCAACTTTTAGAATGTTGAGTATACATTCTCATAATGGTTGTAATCTAGCATGTAAAGGATGTAATCATCACAGTGGTGTGCTTGCACCTGGTAGTAAACTATCGATAGATTCATTACTAAAAGATTTAGAAATATTATTACCTAGAATAAATGTGTGGTCACATGCCAGTGTGCTTGGTGGTGAAGCTTTATTAGAACCTAGGAGTGAGGAGGTTTTGAATTTACTAGAGGATTTTTATCAAGGATCTGTATTCATAAAGATATTTTCTAATGGTTTATTACTACCTCAAAACCAAGACTGGATTCTTGACCACATGAAGAGGGGAACAATCCTAAGAATAAGTCTACATCAAAGTCCATTGAACAAGATAGGGAGGAGAACATATGACAACGTACATAATTTAGTCAGAGTTGCAAAGCAAGAGGGTATTGATTTGAAAAATACTCTTGAAATATCTGAACCATGGGATGACTGGTGGTTCGATCTGCTACAATGGGACGGTAAAGAGTTTCATCCTTGGGAGAGTGGTGATAAAGAAAAATCATTTTCATATTGCACAGCACCCAATCTTCAGTTATACTCAGGTAAACTATGGAAGTGTCCTAGTATTGCTTACTTACATGAGACACTTACATCTACAGGTCAGTTAGATGACCCTGAGTGGGAGAAGTATCTAAACTATCATGCAACACCAATTGATGCACCGATAGAAGAACTTTTTGCTATGGGTTATCAAGTCATCACACCTCATGAAATTTGCACAAAGTGTAATTCTGATCCTGTATGGTATAGAGCAAACAAACAACTTACAGGAGTGAAGAAAGTTGCACCTCAGTATGACACCTTTTGATACCTACAAACAATATCTTGCTTTCAAGAATCATTTTACAAGGGAAAAGTATGATTACCATAGGTATGGTGGTAGGTCAAAGGCAAAGGTAGAATCATTCTACAAAAGGAAGGACAGATACTTCTTTGAGAAGACATCAAGAAAGTATAAAGATGAAGAGGTCTGTGACTTTTTCCTCGCCAACTTCGTAGCAACTGACAACCCACAAGGTGTATGGATAGGTAACATGATTAGATCAGGTGAAGTTGTGTATAAAGATTGGCAAAGGAGACAGCAAAGTTTGTTTTATAATTTCCAACAACTTTCAACAGACATGAATGATCAATATAATATCAATGATTTTTTTGATGCATCAAAAGGTCATCCACCTATTTTGAAAGAACATTTGGCAGGTAAGATAAGTGTAGAGGAAATGTGTATCTATGAAAATTTGTTTTCTTATTGTAAAGACTATGATAAGATTATAAATGATCCAGTATGGAGGTCTGTTGGTATGAAAATTAGGAAATACTTACCATTTCTAAATATTGACAAGAAGAAATACAGAAAACACTTATTAAGTTTATGAGTAAATTTTTTGAGTCTGAAAATGTGAGGAATGAAATGGAAGACATTCATGAGATGCAAAAAGAACTCATGGATGTTATAATTAAGTTTCCACATCTTAGTGATGAAGCTAAGGTCATTCATATTGATACAGTCAAAGAACTCCTAGAGAAACAGCAAATTATGTGGACAAGGATGATTTTATCTGATGATGCAGAAGCAAAGAAGATGATTGACAAAATTCAAAGCAATGCAGAGGACATGGGTTTTGGTGGATCTGACATGGGAACTGTCTTTTCAAATATGAGAAAAGTTCTCAATGATATACAAACAACATTGAAAAATTAATGGCATTTTTGATTCATAATTTACCACCGTACTCGGTGTATGTGAGAAACGAATTTTTATACGACCATCAGAAAGGTCATGGTGAGATAACACCAGGCACATGGATCTCAGTCAAGAGTGTGCAACATAAAGCATTGTACTTTGAGACACTGTTGACAGACTACGGTGCATTGTTTGACAAGTTACCACTCAGTGCTTTTGTATGGAAGAAGGACTATGATCCTGATAAACTACTACCACTTGATACACTACAGTTGTGGGATTGTTTTGACTATGATCTGACTGTCATAGAGAAACCATTACTCAATCGCTGCTCTTTCTTTGGGAAGGACAAACAGATGCATGACGGACAGTATTGCTTCACCATAGACAATTGTCATGCACAGTCATCTACATTGAATACAAACTATAGTCAGGATGACCCAGAGCACAAGTCATTCAATGTCATAGCACTAGACAACGGACAGTTTGCAGCACAACCAAACAATAGAGTGCAATGGAGAGACATGAGTTTGATAGCAGATGATACAAAGACTCCAGACTTTGAAGTTTGCTCACAGAACTATCAGGTAGAGAACTCTGAGAAGTGGAGTGTCGGACATACAACAGAGTGGGCATATAAGTCCAAAGAAGAGCTTGACAAGACATAAATAGTATATTATACTAAACTTGCGTATGCAAGGTGTTAATCCACCAATCTATTCAATACGACGAATACTACGAGTCAAATTTATGA